TTACACAGCTTTATACATACGCTTAAACGTATTTACACTTAATTCCTCATCCTGCTGACGCATTTCTTTCATGATATGAGCGTATGTTTTCATGAGTGTTTCAACGTCATGCCCTAGTCTTTCCGCAACATAATTATAACTTGCCTTTTGATATAACAAAACACTGGCATGTGTATGTCGCAAGCCGTGTACCGATATTGGTTCAATTTTTAACTCTTTTAATATCAATTCCAATGCTTTATTTGCCGCACCATTACTAATTACTTTGTACTTAGATGTTGGACTGTAAAATACTAATTGTGCTATATTTTCGGGTGTTTTATCAAATAAATCTTTAAACACTGCCATTGTTTTCTCATCCATTTTTACTTTCCGGATGGATTGAATTGTTTTAGTTGGTACAAACCCTTCCCCCATTTTTTTGGTATATCCCCATTGTTTTGTCACACTAATCATGTTGGTTTTAAAATCAAAATCTTTTCTTGTTAATCCGACCATTTCGCCAAAACGCATACCACTTGTCAAACCTAATAAAAGTAAATAATAAACTATACTTTTGTCTAATCGTTCATGCAATGCGTTTAACAGTTTTTGACTATCTTCAAAATTCAAATGTTTTTCTTCCGGTCTTTTTTCCGGCTCTCCGGTTAAAACCGCGCCTCGAGTAAAATCAATCCGGATTATTCCCTCATCAATCGCCTCTTTTACACACGCCCTTATATGAGTGTTTAATTTACGTGTAGAGGCTTTAGCGTGTGTTTTGCCATATATGTTTAAAAACTCTTGGTAATCAGCTTTTTTTATTTCCTGAATAGCTTTATCACCAAAATACTCCTGTACCGTTTTTAGGCTTGTTTTATAACGCTCTAATGTGTTTTGGGCAATATCTGTTTTAAAGGTCTTTATCCATTTTTCCATGTATTCGGTAAATGGCACTGGCTTTAAATTTGGAATGACACCTTTTCGCAATTCCGCTTCAACTTCGGCGGCGGCAATTTGCGCCTCCCTCTTTGTTTTAAACCCACCTTTCCTTATTGGATTACCTTTATTGCTTACCGTATACTGCCATGTTTTGCCTCTCTTTTGGAAACTTGCCATTCTAATTCCTCCCTTTTTATAATTTTAGTGTTAGATACTAAAAATTCACGTATTTACAACACTATCACCTCCCTAAAGGGAAAATATGTTCGTTTTGAAGTTAAAAATTTTTTAGTTCGAGTACACCTAATGGTTCAAAGTAAAGTATTTTACCCTCAACTTCTGTAAATAATCCATATTCTTCCTTATAACGTTTAATCGCATTTTCTAAAAATTCTTCCGTAACAGCAAGATATTCCGCAAGTTCGTATTTAGTCTGTATTCCTTCATTACTTGCTTGTACCAATTTCTCAAGCGGTACCAATTTTTTATATGCCCAATTACGGGCACGTTTTTCTTGTTTCCGGTTCTCAATTTTTGATTGATCTAAAATGTTCCCACTGGTAGTATGGTAATGACCTAATTCTTCAGCGAGTACACAACCCTTTTCTATCCATGACAAACTACGGTTTATCCAAATGTTGTTTTCGGAATATAACCCTTTTATTTTGCTAGATTTAATATTTTCCTCTAATATTTCAACTCCTTCCTGTTCAGCTTCTATGATAAGTGATTCATATATACTCACATAGCTGCCCCCCTAACGTTTTCTTTTTGACCGAATAAACGCTTTAAAACGTTCTATCTCTTCTAATTCTTCTTCGGTCCATTCTTCACCATCATGGTGGGCGGCTATGGTTATATTATCTTCATGAATTCCGGTCAAATAGTCTGACGAAACTTTGAAATAGTCAGCAAGAATTCGAATGTTTTCCAATTTAGGGTCAGCTGTTCCGTTTTCATAACGTGAAATCATACTTTTAGAAATACTAGTATTGTAAATTCTGTTTAATTCATGCACCAAATCGCCTATGCTCATTTTCTTACTCATCCTCAATTGTCTAAGCCTTTCTCCAAACGTATTCATTCTTCTTCCCCCTATATTCCTTATATGGGAATATTTTATAATATCTGTTCCCTAAATGCAACATTTTTTACAATTTTTATCCTAAAAAGGAACTTTTTTTGTTGACAAGGGAATTAAATGAGTGTATATTTAAGATGTTCCCAAAAAGGAACAGAAAAGAGGTGGGAAAGTATATGGTACGAAAAAGGCAACCATACAACAAAATTAAAGCATTTCTCGTTGAAAACGGGATAAAACATAAGGATGTTGCAAAATTATTAGACGTGGCACCAAATACGGTTAGTAAAAAGTTGAATGGTTTTGGAGGGGACTTTACACTTGGAGACGCGAAACTACTCCATAGTAATTTTGGCATTCCAATATCATATTTTTTTGAACTAAACGTTCCTAAAAAGGAACTGAAAGGAGGTGAAAAATATTGCAACAGTTAAAAGCGGAGGTGGTTATACAGATTCCTAATGACATGGTACTAGTTTCAAAAATCGAACTTGAGGAGTTAAAGCGGCAAGAATTAACCGGTGTTTATTGGACCATGAAAGATTTACAAAAAAGGATCAATAAAAGTGATAGATGGATTAAGGATAACATTCTATATCCATCTAAATTCCGGAAAATTTTAGATGTTGAAAACGGCGGTTTTGTCTATTATCCAAAAAACCAAGGTCAAACATGGAGCTTTCAAGCTACGAAAATGGCGGCATTTTTGGAAAAGCATTTTAAAGAAATTTTCAAGGTGGTGAAACAAAAATGGTCAGATTAACTTGGGAAAACGATAAGTACAGAATACTAGTTAGAAGGTTTGAGGGGGATAATCAAATACTTGTCGATTACTGGCAATTAGACAGAACCGGTAATACAAAAGCGATACGATATAAAGATTTACCACAGTATGTGATAGAAAAAATCAATGAATTGAAATCATTAGCAGGTCACTTGGAAGGATGAACGAAAATAGGAATATTTGGAGGGGAGAAAATGAATCAATTGCAAGTGTTTGAAAATGACTTATTTAAGGTATCCGCAAAAGTAGAAAGCGGAGAAATATTATTCGATGTTGAAGAAGTAGCTGTTTCACTTGGTTTTACTGAAACCAAAAATGGAAAAGTGTATGTAAGATGGCGCACGGTCAACGGTTATTTAAAAAAATATGTTTCGCAAGATGTTGCGAAAGGTGATTTGATTCCTGAACCATTAGTTTATAAGTTAGCTTTCAAAGCGTCAAATGAAGTAGCAGAAAAATTCCAAGATTGGTTGGCGATTGAAGTTATTCCGCAAATACGTAAAACAGGTTCATATCCTTTTGATACATCTCAGCTTAGCCCAGAATTACAAATGTTTAGCAAGTTATTTAACACGGTAGCAAAACAAGAGTTAGAACAAAAGCGACTTGAAAACGAAATTAAACAAACCAACAAGCGTTTAGATAATGTTACAACAATCGTTGCATTAAATCCAAAAGATTGGCGACCGGACGTTAATAGAATACTAAATACAATCGTTAAAAAGTCCGGTATGTCCTATCAAGATATACGAAAAGAAAGTTATGAATTACTCGAAGCGAGAGCAAAATGCAATTTAAATATTCGTTTAGAAAACAAGAAGAAAAACGCTTTATTAGAAGGTGCTTCCAAATCTAAAGCCAGCAAAATAAACAAAATGGATGTTATCGAGAGTGACAAAAGATTAACAGAAATTTACTTAGCGATCGTTAAAGAAATGGCAATTAAATATCAAATATCAATGGAAGGAGTACTTGTTTAATGATTTTTAAATTGCTTACTATTTCGTTTGATGGTGGAGTTATTGCAATCGAGGAGCATGAAGGACAAGTTGCCTTAACAGTTAGTGATTATGTGTTAGATGAGAAAAATAGTAGTGAAAATAATGAGATTTATAAAGTAAATAACAAATGCGCAATCAATATGGATACCGATGATCTAAAACAGCTCAGAGACGCGATTACATACATCATAGAAAGTAGTGACGAATCATGATAGTGACATTATTTTTCGGTGCCGTGTGCATATTGGTAGGTGTTATGTTGGGAGGTTTTTGGAATGAAAAATCAAGATAAACTTTCTTTTGGTTGAATTAATAAAAACCTATTTTGATGAGGAGTAAATATGATATCGAGATTAAAAGAAGGTGTGAGGTATGCGATTTGAAATTGAAAATCCAATGGTCCGTTGGAAAGAGAAGCCGAACAAATTATGGCGACGAGATGTTTTTGACTACGCCATATGGACAGGTGATGAATACTTAGAACTTGATGATGACGTTTATCGGAAAGACGACCTATCCTATGACGCTATTAAGATATTAAAACGGTATGGAGCGGTTGAAAAAATTGCCGGAGATGATGACTGATGAAACAGAAAGTTTATCTAAAAACTGGTGAGGTATTTACGATTGATAACCAAATGAATAGTAATAATAGTTGCACTGAGTGGGACGTCCATCGTTTTCAAAAAGAAAATTTAATTATAAAAATCACAAAGGAGGAAACAAAATGACTAAACTATACGAACTAACAGAAAGCTATATGAAACTTATTGATTTATCAGAACAATTGGATCCGGAGACTTTTAAAGACACACTCGACGCAATCCAAGATTCCCTTGAAGATAAAGTCGAAAATACAGCAAAAGTAGTCAAGTCGCTTGAATCAGATGTTACAGCTATCAAGGAAGAAGAGAAACGCTTGAAAGAGCGTAGACGAGTATTAGAAACAAAAATTGATAGTATCAAAAATTACTTAAAAGAACAACTAGAACTGGCGGGGATTGACAAGGTTAAGCGCCCACTTATCACTGTATCAATCCAAAATAACCCGCCATCTGTAAAAGTGACCGATGAAAAATTAATACCATCATCTTTCATGATAGCAAAAGCGCCCGAATTGGACAAGAAGGCGGTGCTTAAAAAGTTGAAAGATGGTGAAGAAGTACCTGGAGTCGAATTGTTCCAAGGAAGGAGTTTGAGAATAAAATGAACCGTTCAGAAAGCATTGTTGAACTGACAAAAGCCCTAGTTAAATTCAATAACGAAATAAACAAAATTACAAAGGATGCAGAAAATCCATATTTCAAAAGTAATTACGCTACATTGGATCAGATTGTTGAACAAATTCGACCATTACTTACAAAAAACGGACTTGCTGTTATGCAATTCCCTAGCGGTGACGGTCAAATGGTATCAGTAACGACCTTGTTACTACATGAGAGTGGAGAATTTATTGAGAGCCAACCAATTAATATGAAACCGGTGAAAAATGATCCGCAGGCAGTTGGCAGTTGTATTACTTACGCAAGAAGGTACAGTCTACAGTCATTTTTATCACTAAACACTGGTGAAGATGATGATGGAAACAAAGCTACTCACACGGACCCACCGCAAGAAAAATTAGCTAGTGACAAGCAGCTAAACTTGATTACCAATCTATTAAAAAAGAATGTTAATGAAAAACACTCGTTTGATGAATTGTATCAAATACTAAAACAGCGTGTAGGAACAGAAAAAGACATGGAACAGTGGACAAGCCAAGAAGCCTCAAAAGCAATCAATATTTTACAAAACAAACAATGATTACTATCTTCATAGATTAAAAGGGGTGAGGTGATGCAAGGATGGATTAAGCTACACAGAAAAATAGTTGACAGTCCTATATGGAATGATCCTCATTATTTAAAGTTATGGCTTTACTGTTTGATGAAAGCAACACATAAAGATAGGGAAGTCATCATAGGAAATCAAGTTATTAAACTAACGCCTGGTGAATTTATAACAGGTCGAAAATCACTGGCTGATGATTTAAATGCTGGTGTAAAAGCTAAATTAAAGCTAAATGAATTGACGTGGTGGAGGTATCTAAACTGTCTTGAAAGAATGCAAATGTTGAACATCAAAAAAACTAATAAATATAGCATTGTATCAATAGTTAACTGGCATGAGTATCAAGAAACTGAACATCAAATGAACAACAAATGTACAACAAATGAACAACAGATGAACACAAACAAGAATGTAAAGAATGTAAAGAATAATAATACTCGCAAACAGGTTTACGAGGACGACTCAATTTATATTATGCTCGCTAAATACTTTGTAGAACAAATAAAACAAAATAATCCTAACTTTAAGGAACCGAACTATCAAAAATGGGCTGACGATATAAGGCTGATGATTGAAAGAGATAACAGAACAGAAGAACAAATTAAATACTTAATGAAGTGGGTACAACAAGATGATTTTGAGATGGCAAATGTTTTATCACCTTCCAAATTAAGAAAACGATTTGATCAACTTGTATTAAAAGTAAAAGTACAAAAACAAAAAAACAAGGCTGAACATTCAATACCAACAAGAACAGAGATTGATTTTAATGAAGGGGAAGATTGGCATTGAGTATTCCGGAAAAAGCATTTTTAGGAACGCTTTTAAAAGCGAGTCACTTAATCAACGATACTAGCATAAAGCCTGAACAGCTAGAAGAAAGCCGGAACAAAATACTGTTTACCGAAATTAAGCGATTGGTAAAAGAGGAAAAACCGGTTGACCGGGTAACATTAGCCATGAGCGCAAACATTGAGGGCATAGGCGGATTATCATATGTCAATGAATTACTAACATATGCTGATGAAACAAAGTTTGAAGAATATGAAAAACTTGTTTTTGAATCTTGGCGAGAACGAGAAAAAAGAAACATTTTATCAATGTCCCAATTAAATAATTGGAGCATAGATAAAGTACTAAGTGAACTTAATAAAATCAATGACAATATCGTAAACGATAATCACAGTATATCTGATTTACTTGTTGATCTATACGAAGCGCCTTGGAATGAAAAGTATGAAAAACGCGGAGCAACAACAGGAATAAAGCTTTTAAATGACGCAACAAATGGTTTTCAGGATGGAGAATTAACGATAATAGCTGCCAGACCGTCAATGGGTAAAACAGACATTATGTTACATTTCGCAAAACAGGTTGGATGGGCTGGATATATCCCAGTAATATTTTCTCTTGAAATGCCGGCTATACAACTAGCAAATAGGTTAATAGCCTCGACCGGTAGAATCAATCGGGGGAAAATGCGAAATCCGAAAAAGTACCTATCTGACGACCAAAAAAAACAATGGTCAAAAAATATAGGGGTTCTTGGAAATACAAACATTGAAATATTTGATAAATCGGGTCAAACAATTGCAGAAATGCGAGCAAAAACAAGAAAAGTCATAAACAAGTATAAAGGCAAAAAACCGGTAATTTTTATCGACTATCTGACTTTGATAAAACCAAGTGACTTTTTCGGAGGTAATGCACACCTACAAATAACGGACATATCAAAAAGCCTAAAAAATATGGCAAAAGACTTAAATTGCCCGGTCATTTGCTTGGCACAGCTAAACAGGGGTGTTGAAAAAAGAAACGATAAAAGGCCGATAATGTCGGATATTCGTGAATCAGGAAGCGTTGAACAAGACGCTGATGTGATTATGTTTTTGTACCGTGAAAAATACTACAACAAAGATTCAGACAAAGACGATTTGGAATTAATTATTGCTAAAAACCGTAATGGGGCAACATTAACAGTCAAAGTGCGATACAACGAAGCAACAGGAGAGGTTGTAGATGCTTACAGTTAAGGAACTACTTGATGAAGCCATAAAGTACGAAGAAAAACCCTTAGTTTACTACATAATTCACTTACTTCAAAAAGGGAAAATCAGTGAAACCGACGACTCAAATATAGACTTTAATTTAGCGGATCATGAAGAAGTTAGAAGATTGATAGAAGAAAACCCACTAAAGATTGAGAAAGTAAGAATTTATTCACTTAAGAAAAACCAAAAACAATTCATGTTTATATTCGCAAAAAGTGAACATGAAGCGATTGAATTTTTTGTAAGGAAATTTCGACAAAAACCATTGAATTGTAAGGAATACCCATTAGAAGAAGAAATCACAAGGGAAAACACAACAAAAACGTTTCGTGAATTTAAAAAAGAATTTATAGATTTTCCGGCATTGTTAGGCATGTTTGAAAGGAGTTAGGAAATGTTTGAGTATCGACCATATCCAAAGAGCCAGCAACTGAAAAATCCCGGTAAAAAGGAAAAGAGATTAGAAGTTTACAAAGGTCGAACCATACCAACAAAACGGCAACGGGGAAAAGTGAGTAAAAAAGAATATAACCGAGCAATTGAAGCATTTGGAAATGTATGCGTCATTTGCGGGAATCCACTGATTGAAATGCACCACGTTGTGTTCAGGAGCCATGGCGGTCGGGGAGGATACCGGAATTTAATCCCTTTATGCAAAACCCATCATCAAGAAGTACATGAAAATCGGGGACTGGCTGAGACGTTGCGACAAGAACGGAAGGAAATGTTTGGAGAACATTTTTACAAAGACAAATATGACTTGTTTAAGGAAAACCTGATACCAAATACAGATGATAAAAATTTTGAAAAATTTTTCGAGGAGGTTGAAATCAATGACAAATAGATGGGTAGGGGTAGGACGCTTGACAAAAGACGTAGAACTAAGATTCACACCACAAGGGGTGGCGGTTGCGAATTTTACAGTAGCCATTAACCGCACGTTTAAAAACGCAAATGGAGAGTATGACGCAGATTTTATAAACGTTGTTGCTTTCAAGAAAACAGCCGAAAATGTGGCAAACTACACGAAAAAAGGTAGTTTAGTAGCAGTTGACGGACGGATACAAACACGAAACTACGAAAATAACGAGGGAAAACGTGTTTACGTTACTGAAATAGTTGCAGATAGTATCCAGTTTTTAGATACGAAAAAGCAGGAAACACAGCAGCAAAGATACACACATGATCCGGGCGAACCATTCAAAAATAACGGACATCCAATAGACATAGATGATAGTGACTTACCTTTTTAGAGGATAAAACATGTTTAACAAAGGATATTACTGTCACTCTTGCGGTCCTATTCAAACATCAGTAAAACGCACAAGAAAAGGTGAAAAACTCAATACCTGCCCAAATTGCGGGCAGGTGGTCACAGAATGGGAAAGACCCTTAAACGAGAGAAACGGACGGTGCCGGACATGTGGGAGTGGATCATTTAACTTGAAAATTGAAAACCATCATTTATTAAGAGTTTGCAAGAATTGCGGTGAAATATACGATACGGACAATGAAAAAATAATCAAAAAGGGGAATGGAAATGAAATTGTATCAAAAAGTCATGTTAACGAACGAACTAAAGAAGCAGAAAATGATTAAACAATTACACGGTTATGGAGTTATGACACTAGATGACTTAACATATTACGAACTTAAAAGCTTGTTAGCGACATTAAAAAGAATGGGACGTGATTTTAATGCGTGAGATTAAGTTTCAGGTATTTACAGAAGATTGGAAAGGTGTAAAAAAGTGCTTTGACTGTTACTATCTTTACTTATTAGAAGAAATACCTTTGAGTTTCGGAACACCTAAGGATGGTCGGTGGTACAAAGTAGCATTTACAAACAGTGAAGGTGACAAAGAAACAGTTGTTGTAGATAGAGACAAAATAAGAATGTTCACAGGATTAAAAGACAAAAACGGCAAGGAGATTTATGAAGGGGATATTGTCGAATTTAACAACTGCGATTATCAACGAACAGCCGGTCATTTAGATGATGAAATCATAGTTGGCGAAGTTGAGTATTCATGTGGTGTGTGGGGATTGAAAGAGGCGAACGGTCAATTACACGACTTATATATATCGCTGGTTAATGATGAGGAAGCAGAAGTTATCGGCAACATTTACGAAAATTCAGAATTGTTGGAGTGGAAAGAATGATAGTGAAAGGAACATACAAAGGAAAACCGATTAGGGCGTTATTACTTCCCGATACTAAAACGGTACAACTTTTTGAATACGTACATGAGCCGGGAAATTTGTACTTCCCATTGATAGTTGATGGCGAAAATGTGGAAAAGGATAAATTTGTTTTGGAGGATCCAATTGAGTAGATACATCTATGGCAAAAATAAGAGAAATTGGGCTGACCCGTCAAGTAAGTACGGGTTATGTCAGGAACAGTTTGAGAAGGACATACAAGCCCACCAGGAACGGTATGAACGAAAAAAGGAAACAATCGAAGCTATGGTTCACGGTTTGATGAAAAGTGACCCCGTGCGGCAGGAAGAAACATTTGAAATGTTTATCGAAGTGTTGAGGGAGTGGAAAAGAAAAAGTGAAGGAAACTGTGTGGAAAGGGGATATGAAGAATGAGTATGACTTTAAGGGAAATGAGAGACCTAGAATATGAGGAATTGCAAAAACGAAGAGAAAAGGAAAGGGAAGAAATAAAACAGTCGTTAGAAGAAGCCTTAAATGCCGAATCGATAGAACTATTATCAATTGATTCTAGTTCTGATGGTTATAAAGTTGTCGTTGCTTTTACACTAGATGGTTTTAGACAAGAAGATGGTTTTTATTGGGATTTAGACGAAAGTAGAGAAGATTTTACAAACAAAGTTAAAAAATACATTGATTATATAAAAGAATTACGTGAACAGTATCCAGAGTATTGCAAGCAAAATGACTATATCCAAACGAATAGGGACTTTTACAAAAAAATCACGCTAACTCATATGGGTTACAAGCGAACTTATGAATTGAAATTGAAACTAGCAGATTATCTCAAATTACCGAATACGACAAGTTGTAGTGTTGGTGGCGGAGACTATGAAATTGGAAGAACACCACAAAGAGTAGATGAATTTAACAAAAATATAGATATTGCGATTGATGCGTTACTTGATTGTATTGCAGAACTTAAACAAAGAAAATACAAAGATTAATGCATAATTCGAAAAAACAGGAGGGAAGAACATGAGTGATGAAAAAAATTATCCAGTTCAAATGAATTACGGTTGTTTTGTTCCTTTGGTTGTATTAGCGGTAATTGGAATACTATCAATCTTTTAGGAGGAAAGAACATGAGTGAACGGTTGGAAGAGATAAAAGAAGCAATCGCACACCAGTTAGGTTTGACTAATGATTGGATGGATGGTACTTATCTATACTATTTAACGAGATCGAAAAGTGCCTTTTCAGTAGGAACAATGACCTTAGATGATTTTACAGAAATAGATGAGGAATTATTAGAAGAAATTTTTAATGCAATAAAGCCGTATTTTATTGAACTAGCAGAACGTGTTGAAGAGTTGGAAGAAGAAAGAGACGAATGGAAAGATACTGCTCAATCTTATTACATGACGAATCAGGAGTTAAGGGAACGAAACAAACGCTACAAACAAGCATTAGAAGAGATAAATAGATTAGGTTGGGATTCAGAATCGTTTGGTGGCGGATATAACTTTGAGGGAGAAATTCATGCACAAGCGATAAAAATAGCATACGAAGCACTGGAGGGATCGGAATGACCGATAAAGAACGACTCGAAAATATAAAAGAGCAGTATCAATGGGCAATCGAACATTCACTTGCTAATAGAATAGATGATTCCGACATTGAGTGGCTCATCCAACAAGCAAAACGTGTTCAGGAGTTGGAAGAACAAAACCAACGCTATCGTGAAGCGTTGGAAGAAATAAGATGTCTATATCCATTAAGGAACGTAGGTTATCAAGTGTCTGAAATTAAGAAAATTGTCATTAAAGCATTGGAGGGTAAGGAATGAACTTACAAAATCTATTTGAATTGCAAAAGCAATTAGATGAACACATTGAAAAAATTCACCCTAGACAAGAAGGGGAGGATAGGCTTGCAAAGAAAATTCTAGCACTCCAAGTGGAGTTAGCTGAGTGCGCGCAAGAGTCAAGGTGTTTTAAGTATTGGAGTCATAACCAAGATTCATATTTTGCTAGTGTGCTAAATCGGGAAAATGAATGGGAAGAAGTTGAATATGAATACGAAAGAATATGGAGTTTGTTGTTTGGTTTAGCTGGTTTACTTGGCTTTACTTGGGAACAAATCGAACAAGCGTACCTAGAGAAAAATAAGATTAATCACGAAAGACAAGAGAGTGGATATTAATGATTAAGTTCACAGTTTATGGGGAGCCGATCGCACAAGGCCGTCCCCGAGCAACAACGATAAACGGACATGTTCGTATGTATGACCCAAAAAAATCAAGAGACTACAAGAATTACATAAGATTGGCCGCAAGCGAGCATAAGCCCGAAAAATTGCTAGAAGGTCCATTATCTATGAAAGTAAAAATCTATCGACCTAGCTTAAAAAGTTTTAGCAAAAAGAAAGCCGAGATGGCTGAAAAAGGGAAGCTAAGACCGGTAACTAAGCCGGATACAGACAATTACGTAAAGGCGATAAAGGACGCTCTAAAAAGCGTTATATGGAAGGATGACAGCCAAGTAGTAGAATTGCATGCAAGCAAATATTACAGCCAAAATCCAAGAATTGAAATAGAGATTAAAGAACTATTGGAGGGTTAAATATGACAAAGTACCTCGTTAATTATCATCTTCCGAGTGGAGACAAAGAATCCATTATTGTGATAGCATATAACGTTTTTCACGCAGAAAAATTGGCAAAAGAAAAATTAAAAGAGATTGGAAAAGTAAATATAACATCAGTTTCTAGTATAAATAGTTAAAGAAACAAAAGGGACGTGATACAAATGAAATGTCCAATATGTGGAAGTGATAAAACAAGAGTTATAGAATCAAGACCACATTATTACGGAGTCAGACGAAGAAGAGAGTGTCCGGAATGTATGACAGCTTTTACAACATTCGAGTTAATTCTTGTAGAAACAATAGATAAACATTTATTGAAGGAGACGGTGAAACAGTGAAACGAGATATTTTGAGCGAGCGAATAATAGCAGATACATGTGATGAAATAAAAAATCTACTAATCAGAAAAAATCACGATTACGGAAACAGTTTCTCAAAACAGTTTGAAAAGTACGGATTACTAAGCGGAATTATCCGGTTAGATGATAAAATGAGTCGATTAGATTCGCTGATACAAAATAAAGCGCTCGTTAATGAGAGTATTGAGGATACAGTCGCTGATATTGCCGGGTATGCTATTTTACTTTTAATCGAATTGAGGAAAAAGCAAGAAGGTGAATAAATGGACATTGAACAAGCATTGGAATCAGTGAGATTAATATATGTCAATTTGCCAAAGCGTTATGACGAAGTGAAAAGAGAAATTAAGCAATGTGAATTGGAAATAGAAGATTTAGAACATGTACTAGAGTTTTCGAATTTCAATGCGAGTGATGGCTATAAGTTGGCCAAAGAATTAAAAGAAGTACGACAGAAAAGGCGAACACTCAAAAATGAATTAGAACTCTTAGAAGTTATCAAAAGACTAAATACATTCCCAAAACCCCAAGAAAAACATATAAGTCAAGCGATTGGGGATATACGCAAAACCTTACAAGTACAAAAAGAACGTTGTTACTCTATGCGAATAAGACACGATTTGCAGGATAGGGTGAGATGATGAGCAAAATAGACGATTTAAAAAGGTTGTACAGCCAAGCAAGCAAACTAGACGAGGAATACCCAAAGCAAATTATTGATAAGCTATCAATCTATGGGCAAATACTTGAGATTTTGGGCAACTTATGGGCGGCGGCAACACTCGATTGGAAACTGGCAGAGGCAAAAAGAAGAGAAACGATTGCCAATGTTTACTCCTTAGATCCGCAGGGTTCGAACAAAGACCGGGAAATGAAAGCGGAAATGGCTGCGGCCAAGTGGAGACAAGAAGAAGCAAAGTATGAAGCAGAAACACAGCGATTTAAAAATGCATACACCAGTGTTTTGGAACAAATACAAATATTGAAAAAAAGATACGAACATCTTGTTAATGTATCTAAAGGTGGGGTTTAATTGAAAGTAACAGACACGTTAAGCAAAGCAGCATTTAAACACATTGAAGCAGAATTATACAGCTATCACGATACTTTGAAAGAAATTGACCGGTTAAGAAAGGAAATTATGTTCGGTAAATCAAATGATGATGAAAATGTAGGTGGTGGTCGCTCGTCAGTACCAGGGCGACCGACCGAACGAATAGCAACAAGACTTTTAACACACAAACGGTTAAGGAACCTTGAAGAAATGGCAGAGGCGATACAATATACGTACAATGCTTTATCAAGTGACCATAAAAAAATTATTGAAACAAAATACTGGAGTCACAAACGGTTGAGTTGGGATGATGTAGCAATACAATGCAATATGCATCGAAATACGTGCTATAAATTGAGAAGAGATGTTGTTTATTTAATAGCTGATAAGATTGGCTGGTAAGTTGGGCGAGTAAAATGAGAAGTTGAAGAAAATTGCGACATATGGAGGTAATGCCAATTGAACAAAAGACAACGTAAAAAGTTGGATAATAAATTAAGGATTGCCATTAAAGAGTTAAACAATGATGTTGCCAAATATGATGGTTATCCTCTTATTACAAGTGAAGAGGTAGAGGAGACTTTAAAAAGAGTTAAGAAAACAAAGGAAGGTATCAATAGAACTTTAAGGGATTATAAAAGATTTATTATGTCGTAGTTCGGTGAAAATGCGCAGTAAGTAAAGAAGGTGAAATATAATGAAAAAAACAAAACAAATTTAGGCAGTGGGTAAAGAAAAATTATTACTAATAACAAAACTATGTACAAACATTGTGCAAACAGCCCACAATTTTATTGTATTATAGTAGTGTAGATGATTGGCGAAAAAACATTTCATCTACGAAAATAAACTGTTTGACAAGTCTAGCTTATTTTATTTGTTCCCCTCAAAGTGAGTCACCCGATTAGGGTTCGGAGTTAGTCCGGACGACCGGGCGACTCTTTTTATCGTGTTTTCCTCCTGAATTTTTTAGGTATTTGGAAGGATTTTTATTTTGTTTGTCGAAGTTTATCTTTATAAAGCAAAACGGGAGGACTGAAATATGGCAGAAGAAAAGACAATTTTGGAATTTGAGACCTATTTGTTTGGGATTAAAGGGAACGATAGTGGGTTAATAAAAATACCTAGAGAAAAGTATGAATTGACAAACGAACGACTAAAAATAACTAAGCAAGGTGTTATTGCCGAATCAAAAAGTGATATCGAATTATACAAAGTAAAAGACATTACAGTCATCCAAAAGTTAAAGGACAAGGTAATGGATATCGGCGACATTGAGATTATGACGGCCGATAATACAAAACACATTTTAAAACGTATTAAAAGTCCGTATGACGTACGGGAAACAATTAGAAACGCAGCCAAAGAAGCAAGAGAAGCAGTTGGAGTTACATATCGAGTAGATCTATAGGGGGACCTGAAATAGGGTCCTTTTTAATTTGCTTTATGCAGTTAGCAAAAAGGAGTGAGGTGTATGTAGATGGCTAAAGGCAAATATCAAGAATGGCTTACACCTGAAGGATTGTTAAAAATTGAAGGATGGGCAAGAGACGGGCTTACAGATGAGCAAATAGCCCAAAACATTGGGATTAGGCGTGAAACTTTATACGATTGGAAAAAGAAATATTCCAACATTACTAACGCCTTAAAAAAAGGCAAAGAGGTTGTAGATCGTCAAGTTGAGAATGCCTTGTTAAAACGTGCATTGGGGTATAAATACGATGAAATTACGTATGAAAATGGGAAAGAAACGAAACGAGTAACGAAAGAAGTACAACCAGATACAACGGCTCAGATATTCTGGTTAAAAAACAGACGCCCGGATAAATGGCGCGACCGAAAAGAGTTGGATGCGAACGTCAATCATTCTAATAATCCATTTCAAGAGCTTTCAGTTGATGAATTAAAGAAGTTGGCTGATCTAGATGAATAAGAATGAATATATCAAACAACAAGCCAAATTAGAACTCGCTAGACGTGAGTTCTTTTATTTTTGTAATGCTTTAGCGCCGGATTTTTATAAACCAGAGAGAAAGTTTCTGATTGATCTATGTGACAGCATGCAGGAGTTTTATTTCAGCGATGATAGTGTTTTGGTCGTTAACGTTCCACCCCGACATGGAAAGTCGTTTACTGCCGGTCATTTAGCTCAATGGATATTTGGTATCAATCCGGCTGAAAAGATTATGACCGGCTCTTATAACGAAACACTTTCCACTGTTTTCTCAAAACAGGTTCGGAACTCTATTCAGGAGATAAAAGCCCATGAAAACAAAATAGTTTATAGTGACATTTTCCCTAATACGAGAATCAAACAAGGCGATGGGGCTATGAATTTATGGAGCTTGGAAGGACAGTATAATAATTATTTAGCCACAAGCCCTACGGGGACGGCTACAGGGTTTGGAGCAAGCCTATTAATCATAGATGACCTGATAAAAAGCGCAGAAGAGGCATTCAATGCGGCTGTACTTGAAAAGCATTGGAACTGGTTCACAAATACCATGCTTTCCCGTTTAGAATCAGGTGGGAAAATCATCATCATTATGACCAGATGGCATTCTAATGATTTGGCAGGTAGGGCATTGAGAGAGCTTCCAGAGATAGGGTATAAAGTTAGGCACATTAACATGAAAGCTGTACAGGAAGACGGTTCTATGTTGTGTGATGATATTTTGAGCAAAAAGGAATATGAACAAAAAACAAGTGCCATGAGCCCAGAAATAGCCAGCGCCAATTATCAACAGGAACCGATTGACCTTAAGGGTAAATTATATGCCCATTTCAAAGAATACAAGATTAAAGATATGCCAAGTTTCAGACGAATCAGTTCGTACACGGATACAGCTGATACGGGCTCTGATTACTTGGCATCTTACATTTACGGGGAAACATTTGATAACGAAGCGTATATTTTTGACGTGATCTACACGAAGGATCCAATGGAAGTGACCGAACCTCTTCTTGCCAAGAAACTTTATGAAAACAACGTCAATTTAGCTTGGATTGAATCGAATAATGGTGGTCGAGGGGTTGCAAGAAGTGTGGAAAGGATTCTAAAAGAAAAATATCAATCTAACAAAACGAAAGTTAATTGGTTCCATCAAAGTAAAAACAAGGTTGCTAGAATCCTATCCAATGCAACATGGGTAATGGATCATGTGTATTTCCCTGAAGGTTGGCGTAACAAGTGGCCAGAACTTTATCAGGCATTAACGACTTACCAGAAAGAAGGTAAAAATGCCCATGACGACGCACCGGATGCACTGACAGGAATTGCGGAAAAAATGGGGAAAACCATTCAAGTAAAAACATTTAGGGGAGGGTTGTAGATGTCAGTTTTTATCTTTCCAAGAGAAAAAGAAATTACTGCCGAGGTTGTACAGAATTTTATCGAGCAGCATCAAGCAAAAATACCAAGATACCTTAGATTAAAAAATATGTACATTGGCAACCATCCAATTTTATCACAGCAAGATAAACCCGATTACAAACCTGACAATCGCCTAGTCGTAAACTTTGCCAAATATATTACAGATACGTTTAATGGTTATTTTATTGGAATTCCAATAAAAGTATCTCATGATAACCCAAGTGTAAACGACCGAGTGGATGAGTTTTTAAATCGGAATGATATGGATGATAATATTGCTGAACTTAGTAAAATGACAAGTATTTATGGACATGCATTTGAGTTTTTATATCAAAATGAGGAATCCGAAACTTGCTGCACTTATAGTGACCCAATGGAAATGTTTATTGTTTACGATGACACAATCGCGGAAAAACCGTTATTTGCTGTTCGTTACCAAGTCACAGATGATGGGATAAAAGGGCAACTGTTTACTGCTGATGAAGAGATAACCATAACAGAAGGAAAAGATGGATTAATTCTGTCTGATAACAAGCCGCACTATTATGGCGATGTCCCGGTTATTGAATATATCGAAAATGAAGAGCGTCAATCAATCTTTGAAAATGTTGAAGCACTAATTAACGCTTATGACAAAGCAATATCAGAAAAAGCAAATGACGTTGACTATTTTGCAGACGCTTATATGAAAATTTTAGGCGCTGAAATAGACGAAACGACCATCCAGAATATCCGTGATAATCGAATAATTAATTTGTTTGGGGCTGATGATGTTTCTAAGTTGATTGTTGAATTTATGGAAAAGCCAAACGGCGATGCTAACCAAGAACATTTACTCGACCGAATCGAACGGCTTATTTATCAAACTAGCATGGTGGCCAATATTAATGACGAGTCGTTCGGCAATGCTTCCGGGGTTGCACTCGAATTTAAACTACAGCCGATGAAAAACCTCGCTGCTATGAAAGAAAGAAAGTTTGCTAGTGGGATGAATAGACGGTTTAAGATGGTATTCAATTTGCCAACAAATATGGAACCGTCTAAGAAAGATGAATGGCGAAATCTGAATTATACGTTTATCCGAAACATCCCTAGAAACATTTCTGATGAAGCTGATACTGCCGGTAAACTAGCTGGAATTGTATCAAAAGAAACGCAGCTTTCCGTTCTATCTTTCGTGGATAATCCGAAACAAGAGCTAGAACGGATTCAAAAAGAAAATCCAGGTAGTTATCCGACCAATGAGAATGGCGATTTTGTAACAGGAGGAAAAGAAGATGGCGAAGTATCGTAAAAAACCGGTTGTAGTTGAAGCTGTAAAATTAGAGAATAACCGCGATTCTATAGTAAATGCGATTGAATTTGTATACAACATAGGAATGGAATCAAGTCTGATTGGAATGAGTGCTACGGTGCAACAAATTGAACAAGAAGGAGGATTTATCATCAAAACGCTTGAAGGCGACATGAAAGTTTGTTTCGGTGATTACATCATTAAAGGTGTCAATGAAGAGTTTTACCCCTGCAAACCGGATATTTTTGAGAAAACATATGTTAAAGAGATTGAGTCATAGAACATGGATGGTGGTGTTGACGATGTATGACGAAAAACTACTTCATGAAATGATTACGAGAATATCAGAAGCAATGGGGGAATTTGGCAAGTCAATTAAAGAGCTTGCCGAAAAAATTCTTGGAGTTTATGACGATGTCGAAAAAGAAAAACAAAAATACCAACCGGTTAAAACAAAACATCATATCCCTTTAAAAATCGTTTCAAGGTCGCAAGTGATAAACAGAAAGCCTAGAACTATTTTTGCTAGGAGTAATTGTTGATGGCTACCTTATCCTATTGGGAAAAGCGAATGGAGCAACTCTATAACGCCCAGGACAAAAAGAATAATGCTCTTGATAAGAAACTGAGAAAAGAGTATCACAGGTTAGAAGAGAGTATTAAAAAAGATATTGCCAGTTACTATCAAAAATATGGCACGGATAACGTAATTCAATATCGACAATTGGTATTGAGCCTGTCACAGTCTGAACGAGATTTGCTATACAAAGACATGGAAACTTTTGCTAAGAAGTATCCACAGTATGCAAACTTAATGCCTGTTCGTGAATCGATTTATAAGTTAAACAGACTTGAAGGATTGCAACTATCCATCCGCATGAAAATGGTAGAGTTAGGAGCTTTTGAACAAGAGGGCTTTGAAAAACTATTGAGGGAAGCATATGAAAGAGGGTACTTGTCTACGATGAAAGGACTAGACAATGCACCTTCTTTTTTTAGCGTGAATGATATTTTTCTTCAACAAACACTTAATCAGAAATGGATCGATGGCGGTAATTTTTCGGACCGTATTTGGACCAATAAAGAAAAACTAATAAACACTTTAAACAACGAAATACGAGACGCCATTATTCGTGGTGATGATTATAAACAAATGTCCAAAATCATTCAAAACCGTTTAGGTGTTGGTGCAAATGACGCTTATCGTTTAGTTGTAACAGAAAGTGCTTTTGTTATGAATCAAGCGAATAAACAGGCATTTATGGACGCAGGGATTAAGAAGTATCAAATAACCGCGGTAATGGACAGGCGAACCAGCCCAACGTGCAGGAGTTTGAACGGGGAAACATTTGAGTTTGCTAATGCAAAGGTTGGTGTGAATTATCCACCGTTTCATCCATTTTGCAGAACTACTGTTGTACCGATTGAGAATGAAAACAATTCGATTTCTGCAGAAGAAAATGATATCATTAATAATGAGGAATGGTTAAATTCTACATTTTCAAACGAAAAGAAATTTAAAAAGCATATCGAGGATCATATTAGTGAATATGGAAATATTACTTCTGATGAATATTTAGAAATAGCAAGAAAATTATTGGCTGCACCACTAAGTAATGATGTAGAAGGCTTTGTAGATAAAGACGGATATTTATTTAAGTACAGAAAAAGTACAAATGATTTTGCAATAGGTAGACCTGATGGATATATCTCCACTTTATTCAAACCAATTCTTGCTTACGTTTATTGGTTAGAACAAATAGAAAAATTTGGAAGGGAGGAGGATGAAGATGGTAAGTGAAATTGCTTGCCCGGTGTGCGGCAATAAGGTTGAGGTATTTGATATTTGTGATCATTGCGGTTGGCATAATAGTGGACCGGGAGAAACAGAAGATAGCGTTCAAGGTCCAAATAAAATGACATTAAAAGAAGCAAGAGAAGCCTATAAAAAAGGTTTAAAGGTATCGTAAAAGCACTTAACGAATTCATTGTTAAGTGCTTTTTTATGCACAGAAAGAGGTGATTAAATGGACGTTAAAAACCTAGTTTCTAATGATGTTGCTTGGATGGTTGAACATGTTAACGACCTCTATCGAGAAGGAAAAATAAAAGGGTTCACTGTTCAAATTTTGCAGACTAATGGTGAGATGATAACAGGAACATGTGGGGATATTTCTTTTTTAGAAAAGTTAGGGCTTATTGAAATGGCGAAACAAGATATATTCTACGAGGCAAATTCCTGAGGAGGTGATTCAAAATCTCCTAGCTACCAGGTGTGGTAACCGTCGTAAAATATGAAGGTGGTGAGGTAGTGGAATGGTATATGTTTATGATCTTTATGGTATTTATGCTTTTTGACGCCTGGTTCGCTGGAAATTATATAGAAAAGAAAAAGTATGGACTTGCTTTTGTTAGTATTGCAATTTGTTTATTTTTCTTAGGGGTTTTAATAATCAATTACAGTTTAATTCTAATGTTTTAAAATTTGTCCTAAGCACGACGTTAAAAGGCTTATTTTTAATACTAAAAATCAATCGTACACGGGTATTTTAACATGGCTAGAGTAATTTCATCATGTCAGTCGTAAATGGGCTGAATTTGGCGTGTTTGGGGCTTGAGAAGATGAAATAACAATAATGTGTAATACGTGTGTGGGATAGGAGGAACATGATTACTATGAATATTTTCGATAAAGCCAATAAATTAAAAGATTTAGAGAAAGCAAAAAAGTTTCCTTTGAAACTAGATTTACAATTCTTTGCTGAACCAGGTGAACCGGGAGACCCGGGAAATCCACCAAATCCCGAACCAACTCCTGAACCGACTAAGAAAATCGAATTGACGGAGGAGGAATTGCTAAAACGGATTGAAAGTGAAACGGATAAAAAACTGGATAAAGCATTGAAAACCGCCCGTGCAAAATGGGAAGAAGAGTTCAAAGCAAAACTTGAAGAAGAAAAGAAAGAGGCTGAACGTCTTGCTAAACTTTCCGAAAAGGAGCGTAAAGAGGAGGAACTCAAAAAACGTGAAGAGGAGTTAAATAAACGACTCCAAGAACTGGAACGGAAAGAGCTAAAGACAGAAGCAATTGCGGATTTGACTAAAAAAGGTTTGCCGGGTGAATTTGCTGATTTTGTTCTTGCTGAAAGTGCTGAAAAAACGCTTGAAAACATTAACACGTTTAAAAAAGCATTTGATGAAGCCGTTGCTGAAAAAGTGAAAGAAGCGTTAGCCGGGAAACCGCCGAAAGTAACAATGAATAACAAGGTATTAACAAAAGAACAGATAATGGCAGAAAAGGATACTATGAAGCGTTTGAAATTAATTCAGGAAAACCAACATTTATTTAACTAGGAGGAATGAAATATGGCAGAAACTAATTTACAAGTAACTGGTGATTTTGCGAAAGCTCAATCTATTGATTTTGTCGAACGTTTTGGATCTAACCTTTCAAAATTGATTGAAGCGTTAGGTGCTACTCGAAAAATGCCTTTAACAAGTGGCATGACTATTAAAACTTATAAATCTTCAGTAACTATGGCTGCTAATGATCAAGTTGGTGAAGGAGAAATTATTCCACTTTCCAAAGTGAAAACAGAGCCAGCAGATACCATTGAAGTAACATTCAAAAAATATCGTAAAGCTGCTTCTGTAGAGTCAATTCAAAAACATGGTTATGATCAAGCGATTATTGAATCTGATGAATTGCTATTAAAAGAAATTCAAAAAGGTGTTCGTAAAGATTTCTTTGATTTCTTGGCAACTGGAACAGGTTCCGCAACAGCAACTAACTTACAAGGTGCATTTGCTAAAGCGTGGGGGCAAGTACAAGTATTATTTGAAGATGATGCAGCACAAACAGTTGTATTCGTTAATCCATTAGATATTGCAGACCATTTAGCAGATGGAAACTTAACTGTTCAAACTGCATTTGGTTTACAATACGTCCAAAACTTTGCTGGAGTTGATACAGTAATCATTAATTCTTCTGTGCCAAAAGGGACTGTTTACGCTACAGCACCAGAAAACATTGTTTTAGCTTATGTAACGATTAGTGGTGGAGAACTTGGAAAAGCTTTTGACTTCACTACAGAAGAACTTGGTTTAATCGGTGTTACTCACGATATTCAAAAACAAAACTTAACAGCTGAAACAATCGCTTTGTCAGGTGTGAAGTTATTTGCAGAACGACTTGATGGTGTTGTGAAAGTTGCAATCCAAGAACCAGCTCCCGAAGTATAAAGAAAGGGTGTTATAGTATGTCTTATAAGGTTATTAAATCTTTTCAAGATCTAGATGATAATAAACATTTATACGAGGCAGGAGAACCTTATCCCCGTGAAGGGTATGAACCTACAGAAGAGCGTATTCAACAATTATCGACTGTAAATAACAATAAAAGACAGGTATTCATCAAGAAAGTAGGTGAGCCTGATGGCCAAGAACAAATAGGGCAGGGTGACAGAGAACAAGAAAATGTAATCGAATTTCCTAAGCACACGGGTGGCGGATGGTATCTACTGTCAAACGGTGAGAAGGTCCAAGGTAAAGATGAAGCAGTCGAGGCAGAAAAAGCATTGAAAGCCGGTGATTAATCATGGCGATTGATACACGTGTAAAAATTAGAATACCTGACATAAATGTGGATCTATTGAACGAATTTGTTCAAACAGCAACCGACCGGATTAAATTACGGTTAGGCTTAGCAGAGTTTCCAGTCGAGTTGGAATCCATTGCTGTTGAAGTTGTATGCGCCATGCATAACCGCAAATATCATCAAGGAATCAAAAGCGAAAATGCCGATACTTTTAGTGTTTCTTTTGTTGATGATCTGTTAAAAGAATATGAGTCTGATTTTCAAAGATATTTAGAAATAAAAGAAAAACAGGAGAATGTAAATAGAGGGGTGTTGAGATTCTTATGATTTTCAAACCTCTCTTTTTGTTTGCCAAACGAGAAAATGGAACAGACGTTTTAGGCAATCCAATTTATGAATTGGTGCAAATTGGACAGTCGGAAGGTCGTTTCTCGTCGTGGACGAATGAAGAAATTGCGTTAGATGTTCGGAATGTCACCATCAACAACAGAAAAATTCTAACGAGAGCAACAAAAGAGCAGCTCCAACAAGCTGACAAAGTGCAGTTTGAAGGCATGTATCACACGATAACGGCTATTACAGGGGATGATACAACAAGATGGAGAATTGTTGTTGTCAATCGCTATGGAAGTGAAAAACCGTGAAAATTGAATGGTTAGGTGTGGAAAAACTCGAGAAAAAGCTAAGACAAAAAAGCGCTACAGATTTTCAAGCAGTTGCAGAAAAAAATATTCGTGATATTTACAGGCGTTCGCAGCAGCCAGGTGGCACTCCTGTTGGCGATTATAAGGGCGGTGGTCAATTAAGAAAATCGGCTCGATATCGTGGTGATGAGATGGGATATACAGCACATTATGCGGCGCATGTTGAGTACGGCCATCGTACACGCAATGGCGGCTTTGTTCCAGGACAATTTTATCTAAAGAAAAACGTAGACGAACAGAGGCCAATCTATAAACAGGATTTAATAAATAAATTAAAGGAATGATTCTATGTATCAAAGATTAAACCCAACTGTAATAAGAGCTGCCGTCATTAATCGGATAAAAGAGTATACTGGCCAAAATTGTTATGACAAAGTTCCGCAAAATGCCTCGATTCCGTTTTATGCTATTCCTACTGTTCTACAAAAGGCAAACGATAGTAAAACAATGGCGAGAGATACATTTGAGATACTAATCCATGCTTTTGCGGATGGTTCATCATCCATAAATATTGACAGCATGACAACAGCACTCTATGAAGCATTATCGGACTACATTGAGTTAGATGATTATGAAGTGACTTTACAGCAATTCGATGGCGTCAATCAAATTTTAGAACAAGAAGATGGAAGTGACATGGCGGTTGTTAGTTTGAGAATTACCGTTTTGTACGGCTTTAAAATGAAAATCTAGGAGGTTATGACAATGGCAGGAGAAGCAGAATTAAAAACACAATTAACCAATCAATTGGCAAAGGCTATTGCTGGTAAAGATATTATTCTATCTATTTGGGACGCTACAGGGTCTAAACTATTGGCTATCGCCGGGCAACAAGGGCTTACAATCAACCGTGATAAAGACACTATTGAGGTAACTGCAAAAGATTCTCATGGAGGATGGAAACAGTTTTTAGGCGGCTTGAAAGAGTGGTCTATTGATAATGATGGGGTTTACGTGCGCAGTGATGATTCACATAAGCTATTAAAAGCCGCATTTGATGGTGATGATCCAATTTTAATCAAAGTAACTAATAAAAAAGCACAGACGGATATGTTTGGCGGTCTTGCGTTAGTAACAAGTTACCCAATTGAAGCACCATATGATGATGCGGTTACTTATACGATTTCGCTGCAAGGTACCGGAGAATTAGTAGATTTAGAAGATACAGAACAAACACCAGAAGTATAAGGAGGATAAATAATGTTTGAAGTAGATGGGGTTGTGTACGCCTTGAAGTTTAATATGAAAAAGTTGAAAACCGTTGAAGCTGTAACGAAAACGAGTGTAATTGGAGAAATATCCAGGAATAACGGTGTTTTATCTTTAAATCTTTTGGAACAGCTTTTTTCATTTGGCTTAGTTGAGGAAAAGACAAACGAGCCCGTAAAACAAAAGAAAGCACTCGAAATGTTTGAAAAAGTAATAGAGAATAACGGTCTTTTAACAGTGAATTTGGCAGTGGTTGAAAAGCTGCAGGAAGACTTGGGTTTTATGTTCCGGTAGAACTCGTAGAAAGCGAGCTACCGAATTACGAACCTACTCCCAATGATTTGCGAATTGCAAAGCTAGCCGAACCATTTCAAAATGAAATGGAGCTAGCTTTTTTTGTTGTTGAGATCGGTATGTCCAAAAAAGAATATGAATCGTTAACGGAAACAGAAAAAATGTTCATCCGGAAAAGACATGAACAAAAGTTTATTAACGAAACAACATGGGCGAGAAATGCTGTTCTTAATGGCGTAAATAACGCCATGAGGAAGAAGGGTAAGAAATTTATTGACCTGTTTCCGAAAAAACAGCCAAGAGCAGACAAGGAATACAACGAAAATGCGGTTAAGACTATTCTTACCATGGAAGAAAAGAAAGGCAAAGTTTGGGTGGATTTAATTTACAAACGAAACGGACAGAAACCTCCACAGAAGGGAGGAAACTAGATGGCTGATTATGTATTAAGTACAAAAATTACCGGTGACGCTACAGGTTTTACAAAAGCATTTCAAAATGCTACGAAAACACTAAATGATTTGTCTGAGAGAACCAAAGAGATAAGTAAAAAAGTGAGCGAGGCAGGGAAAAAAATTAGTAGTTTTGGTGACCAATTAACAAGTAAAATTACAAAACCTGCATTAGCCGCAACAAGTGCATTGGTAGGAGTAACCTTAGTTAAGGGGTTTAGTCGATTAACAGGCATTGACAACGCACAAGCAAAATTAAAAGGATTAGGTCATGACGCGAAAAGCGTTGAACAGATCATGAATTCAGCACTTGAATCCGTAAAGGGTACTGCTTTTGGTATGGATGAGGCTGCTACAACTGCCGCAAGTGCTGTTGCGGCTGGTATTATGCCAGGTAAAGAATTAACTCGTTATCTTTCTCTTACGGCAGACGCTGCAGCGATTGCTGGTGTATCTATGGCAGAGATGGGTTCGATTATTAACCAAGTCCAAACTTCACAAGTAGCCTACACGGATAACCTTAACCAATTAGCTGATAGAGGTATTCCTATCTATCAATGGTTAGCGGAAGAAGCTGGAGTGGCGGCAGGAGACGTTAAAAAACTAGCTTCAGAGGGTAAGATTTCCTCAGAGATGTTCCTGTCAGCCATTGAAAAGAATATCGGCGGTGCGGCTAAAACGATGGGTGAATCATCTTTCACTGCCGCTATTGCTAACATTGGAGCTTCTATTTCACGAATTGGAGCCAATTTCCTTGATGCTGGCGGCAAAGGTGGCGGCTTTTTCTCCACTATCAAACCGTTACTAACGGACTTCAATAATTCCTTAGGAGTTGTTGAGGAAAAGGCTGCGGAACTTGGAGTGAAGTTTGGAGAAGCTTTTAATAAAGTTATAACAAAAGCAAGTGAGCTAAAAACTTGGTTCGACGATCTCTCCCCATCTGTTCAAAGTCTCATCGTTAAGGGAGCTGGAATAGGTGCTGCTATTGCTGTTGGAATTGGACCGGCGTTAAAAATCGTAGGGGCATTAACTACAGGATTTAGCGGGGTCATGTCGGTATTAGGTTTTTTAATAAGTCCTATAGGCTTAGCGATTGCAGCATTCACAGGATTAGCAGCAGTATTTGGCTATCAAATGGCTACGAATGAAGCATTTAGAAGTAATGTGATGTCTGTATTTAGCTCGATAGGGGAAAAGATTTCAAACGTGGTAGAAACGGTGAAAGGGATTGTTCAAGCAATCTTACCTGTATTTACCGCATTCTTTTCCAGTATTATGAGTGGTTTTAACTCAGCTGGCGGTGTAGGAAGTGGGTTTGGTATTCAGTTAGCTTCCATATTTATGGGGCTAAATCCGATTATTAAAGGTATTATCGTTTTATTCCAAAGCTTTGGACCACAAATTGTTAGTGCATTTCAACAGGTTTCTGCCATGCTTATTCCGGTTGTATCGACAATTGGAACAGCTTTAGGAGAAATTGCTGCAACGATTATTCCGGTCTTTATGAGCGCTTTACAAACGCTTATCCCAGTCGTTGTACAGGTCGGTATGGCATTTATGAATATTGTACAAATGGTCTTGCCAGTCTTAATCTCACTGATTAATCAGTTGGTGCCAATCATTACACAAATCGTTACGGTAATCGCCCAAGTAGCTGCTCAATTAATGCCATTGGTTACAATGTTAATAAGCACATTACTGCCAGTTATTGTTAATATTATCGCGACAGTGATGAATATCGTACAAACTGTTGCACCGGCTGTTATTGCTGTTATTAGCGCTGTAATGCAGATAGTCCAAGCGTTATTGCCAATCATCATGAGTATTATTACAGTTGTTGTCGAAGTAATAGCAAGCGTCATATCTATCATTACACCAATCGTTGCTTTTATCGGTGGAATCATCAATGCCATAATGGCGGTTATTGCTCCAATCATTGCTTTTGTAGCGGGTGTAATTGCCAATGTTGTTGCCGTTATTCGACCAATAATAAATATTGTTACAGGAATATTTAACACGGTATTTAGTGTCGTTAGTGGTGTTTTTAGAAACATTGTTACATTCATTGGTTCGGCAATCAATGGAATTAGTTCTGTTATTAGCGGCATTAGTTCCGTTGTTTCAAGCGTGTTTAACTCCGTCTTTAGTATTGTTTCTGGAATTATGAACCGTGTTTCTAGTACTGTTTCAGGAGTATTTAATGCCATCCGTGGTTCGTGGTCTGGTTTGACCGGTTTTGTTTCCGGCGTGTTTTCAGGGATTTCCGGGGCTGTCCAAAAACTTGTAAATCAAGTTAAAGGGTTTATTAACAACGTAATTGGCGGAATTAATGCGGCTGTAGGATTAATTAACAAAATACCGGGTGTAAGTATAGGGAAAATCCCTTACCTTGCACGTGGTACAGACGATTGGCAAGGCGGTTTCGCCATCATGAATGAAGGTGGACGAGGTGAGTTAGTTAATCTACCTAATGGCACACAGGTTATTCCACATGACGTTTCTATGCGCTATGCAAGGGAAGCGGCAAAGGCGAATTACCAACAGGTACAAATTAGAGAAGTTAATAGTGATCAACATCATGAACCTATTCCTGCCGAAATACCAATTATTATCAATGGTAGAGAAGTAGCGAAAGCAATAGTTGATGATGTTACTAAATTCCAGAACAGGGCAAATAAACGCCAGAGAAGGCATCCGAGGGTGATCTTGAATGAAATTTAATGGTGTTAAGAAGAACTATTTAACAGTGGACTTTTCTTTCACTTTACCAACAATCGCTGATATAAATTACAATTACCACGAACTGCCGAAATATGGAGTGAGAATAAAAAAATATAGATTTGGAGAGTTACCAATACCAGTTCCTGTCACTATAGTTGATGACGGCAGGGGGCTGGATTATATAAAAAAAGATTTAGCTGAGTGGTTATTTACAGAAGATGATAAGAAACTTGAATTTACACATTATCCCGGATACTATTATTTGGCTCGATTAAAATCCATTGATTTGCAAGACAATCATAAAGTAATGAAGGGGACAATTAATTTTATATGTCAGTCACCGTTTAAAGTGGGGACAGGGCATACATTATCTGTCACTAACTCTTTTCAAACATTCAAGATAACCGGACAAGTCTCCACCCCATGGGTGGTGGAGGTTCGTTTTACGGAAAAAGTCAGTACCTTTGAGTTTGAGACAAACAAAGGCCTGTATCTGTTGTTGCAATATGATTTTATCCCGGGAGATAGCTTAATCATCAAATACGAAGGTAGGAAAGTTTGGCTCAATGGTGTAGATTTGCGGCAGGCGGTAAGGTTGAAAACGAATTTTGAAATGTTGGAACCTGGGGAGATTAGCGTTAGGGCTAGTCATGAGTGTACTTTGAAATATGATGAAAGATATTATTAGGAGGCGGTTTTGATGAGTGAAATCAAAATTAAAGGCGACACAATGATTATGAAAGTTGGGGAAACAGAGGTAAATTCTCAACTTGACCGAATCGAAAAGAAGTTGGACAGAATCCTTGAACTGTTAGAAGGCAAGGACCTGTCCGTTTCTTATGATTCAATAGAAATTGGTAACCTTTGTGATATACCTGATGATGTTCTTAAACGAAATAATTTAGGAAAATACGCTAAATAGGTCTGTTAGAACGAAACGTTCTTTGTCCATTAGATACTTCTTCACAAACGATTAAACCATTTTTAAAAATCATAAATCTTTGGAAAATGTAATCATCACGAATAATGAATTTATGCACGATGTCATTTTCTGTTACACCAGAAATAGTTATTCCAGAATGATCAGTATTACCTTTAACAATTTTGTATTTTAAATTTTCTTCTTGAACCATTTAATTTCACCTCCTTCCTTTGTCATATTTCGACAAGGAAGGTCAAAAATCCTACTGCGAAAGGATGTGATAATTTGGCAGAACTTTATATTTTTAGTCCAGAAGAAAAGCTATTAACTGTATTGAGTGAAGACACAGGGCTTGTCGATACACACTATCGCATAGAAGTGAACAGTGTGCCTGATACGCCTTTTTCTTTTACTGTTGAAGCAGATTCGGAAAATGCAAAACACGTCAAAGAAGAAAACAAAGTCGTGTTTAGAGACCATGAAGGCGATTGGCGTATGATGGTTATCCGGGAATTGGACGACAGCGATAGTATAGATGGGCCGGAAACCACGGCAATATGCGAGCCTATCTTTTTGGCAGAGTTAAACGACCATATTGTGGTTGACCGGCGTTTTAATAATACAAGAGTAGATGTTGCTTTAAATGCCGCGCTTGATGGGACACGTTGGATTGGGGTAGTAGAAGTTGATTTAGGATTAGCTTCAACAAATTTTTATTATCTGACTAGTGTTGAAGCAATTTGGGAGACAATAAACACCTGGGGCGGCGAGGTTAAAGACGTTATCGAATTTGATATAGAAACAAATGAAATCACTGCTTGTAAGATAAAGCTAATTCAGCGACTTGGCACCGATACGGGACAACGATTTGAGATTGACCACAATATAACAGAAATCAGTCGTACCGTCCTAAGTTACCCAAAAACCGCCTTATACGGTAGAGGTGCTAGTCTTGAAACAGAAGGCGGAGGGCACACTCGCTACATTGACTTTGCAGATGTAGAGTGGAAAAAATCTAATGGCGATCCAGTGGACAAGCCACTTGGTCAAAAGTGGGTAGGAGATCCTGAACTGCTTGCAAAATTTGGATACGAAAACGGGACGAAACACCGATTTGGGATCTATAAAAATCACGACATTGAAGACCCGGCAGAATTGCTTGAAGTCACCTGGAACAACCTGCAGGAAGTCGCCAGCAAGGTTGAAGTAAATTATCGTTTATCAGTAGACCTATTTGACGACAAAGTCAGTCTTGGAGATACGGCAATTGCCATAGACAGATATTTTGCTAGACCAATAGAAATCCAAGCGCGTATTATCGCTATTGAATATGACTTGCTCGACATTGAAGACACCATGGTTGTAGAAATGGGACAGTTTTTGAACTTGGGAAATGACGATCTCTATCGTGACGTGGCGAAGCTAAAAGAAGAAGTCAACAAACCACCTAAGAAAGAGCCAATTACAAACGATAGCTTTCCAGACATTAAGCCGGGTACACCGGTAAATGTTCAAGCGATTGGTGGCTTTAAAGTTATCCAACTGTATTGGGAATATGACTCAAACGTTTATATTTCTCACTATGAAGTTTATGGTTCTCAGGTAAAGGACTTTGTCCCGGACAGTCAACACCTGTTATACCGCGGAAAAGTTAGTAGTTTTGCCCATGAAGTGAACACTGATGAGGTTTGGTACTACAGAGTACGAGCCGTCAATACGAGAGGGACGCCAGGAGATTTTAGCCCAGAAGTAAGTGCAAGCACAGTCCGAATTATTTCAGATGATATTTTATTTGGTGAAGATATCGCCTCTGAACTGCGTGAATTAAGCAAGACAGCCCAACTATTGGCTGATGGTACGATTGACTTATCTAAACTTGCCGATGAAGTTACAAACGAAATCGACACAGCAAAGACAAGCGCCAACGACGCCGTAGCGAAAGCAAACCTAGCAACAAATAACGCTAACAAAGCGATGACTCAAGCGCAAACAGCATTTGATGATGCACAGTTGGCTTTGACAACAGTTACTGGCTTGCAGGGCGATGTTACAAATCTAAGTACATTGGTTAATGACCACACAGGTCAAATTAGCGCTATTAATCAATCAGTAGCAGGATTACAAACGCAAGTAAGTGATATTGACGATAATGTTAGTACAGTTACACAAACGGTAAGTAGTCTTACAACTAGAATCAGTGACGCAGAGGGTAATATCACGACATTACAACAGACGAGCAGCAGTTTTGCTACAAGGATAAGCACGGCTGAGGGCAATATATCAACGCTCACGCAGACAACGCAGGGACTGCAAACAACGGTTAGTAACGTGCAGGGTGATTTATCTACTGTTACCCAAACAGCAAACGCATTACAAACACGTATGACTAATGCAGAGGGTAATATTAGTACGTTGACAGCAACGGCGAATAGTCTTACAAGTAGTATTACAGCAGTTCGTAGTGACTTAGATAATTTGGAGATTGGTGGAAGGAATTTACTCCTAGGAACTTCAAACACGCCTATTAAAGAAACATTTAGACAAAATGCTAATGAATACAGAGTTTCCGAAAGTTCACTACAAGAATTGTTTAGGGGTGGCGAATACGTAGCCTCGGTAATAATAGATGAAGTGATTTCAGCGCCAAAAGGTGTAACTATAATGTTGTCTATAAGGAATAGTGATAGAAGTGCATATTATCAAATAAATAGTACAGAAACATTCTATGTTGGAGATAGAGGTAGATTAACTGGGTATTTCAATATACCTGTCATATCAGATCCAGAGGGGAAATATGCAACTGTACATTTGAGAGATAACTATGATTCTAAAGATAATATTGTTATTTATAAAAGTATAAAACTCGAAAAAGGCAACAAAGCAACCGACTGGACACCTGCGCCAGAGGACATGGCAACCCAATCTCAATTTACCCAACTAGCCGACGCTATCAATCTACGTGTCCAAAAAGGCGACGTTATCAATCAGATTAATTTATCAACAGAAGGTATACTCATTGACGGCGCAAAAGTCCACATTACAGGGCAGACACTAATCGACAATGCAGTCATAAAAACTGCTCATATTGCAGACGCCGCAATTACCAGTGCAAAGATAGCCAATCTTGCAGTTGGCACTGCTGCAATTGCTAACGGAGCCATTACACAGGCTAAATTGGGAACTGCCGTTATTGGCACCGCACAGATTGAGGACGGATCAATTACAAATGCGAAAATAGCAAATCTTGCAATCGATTCTGCAAAAATAGCAAATGGTACAATAACAGACGCAAAAATAGCAAGTTTAAATGTTGATAAATTAACTGGTAGTTGGGCAAATTTTGTGCAGACAGGTTTCAATGGCGTTTCAGCTAGTGTAAAAATTAGTGGTTTCGGATTGGGAACATATTGGGGGCCACAACGAACGTCATTATTAGATGGTAATGGGCACCATTTTTATCGCAATAATACGTACATCGGTAAAATTGGTACAAATACTTGGATTGATGATTCGAATTATCGTGGTTTAGTTTTTGACTTAGAAACAAGTGCAGACTACATGGCGTGGGCATACCGGATACATTCAAGTAGTACATCTTATACAACGATATTTGCATGGCATAGAACAAGTAGTAAAAGTAATAAAGGTTTTACATTTAATGATGATGTTTATATTGATTCTCGATATGCATTAAAGTTTAGGTATTTTCGGACATTAAACTATATGCAGGATGAAAGAGGTGGAAAGCTAATAAACATGGAATTAAGTGGAAATACCGGCTTTGCAATAACAAATGACGCAGAAACAGGGGGTATTTTCATAGGTAATGATGGAAGGATTTCAATAGGCTATCAGAATTCGTGGTATGACTTTAAAAATTGGGTGGTGGACTAATAAATGGAAAATAAAATAAAAGATTTTGGAAAAATAATAGTGGATGCGCCAAAACCAACGGAAACAAAAGATGTTTTAAAAAATCATTTATCATTATTAGAACAATTAGCAAATACAACGATTAGAAATCTCGAAGATAGAATTAATTATTTAGAAATAGAGAATCAGTATTTAAAGCAAAAAATTCAAGAGTTGGAGGCTAAACAAAATGAAATTAGAAATTAGAAATATAGACATACCAAAAGTTATTGATTTCCTTGAGAATGAAGGTTTTAAAGGTGTAAAAAGTGTTATGCGCTCTAAGGTCACAAACTACCTAACACAACAATTACAAGATGTAGCGAAAGGTGAAAAACAAATACGAGAAGAATTAAAAGATGACCCAAAGTTAGAAGAAGAGTTACGCAAATACTTTGACGAAACAGTTGTAGTAAGTGGAGACAATTTTGTAAAACCTTTAAATGTTATAAAAGAAAAAGTAAAAGAGTTAACCAGTGAAGAGTGTGAGCGTGAATTTAGTGGTAATGACGCTTACGCTCTTTCTGTTTTATATGATGCATTTGAGTTAGGAGGTGAAGAATGATGAAAGTAAGCATTAATCAAATTACACCGCGCTGGAAAGATGGCAAAATAGTTGATGTACAGATTTATTTTACGGCTACTACTACAGACGGTAGTGTTAATCTAAGCGGTTATGTACCGATTGATAGCTTTACAGACAGTATAGACTTTAAAGCATTGGAAGATATAATTAAACAAAAAGTAGCCGATAGAATTTTAAATAGCGAAAGTCCTACTGCATAAGTAGGGCTTTTTTAAATGGAGGTAATGAAATGGATAAGTGGTTCCAAAGTATAGTTGCAGCAGGAGGCGCTCTAGCCTCTTACTTGTTCGGAGGGTGGAGTGCTTTGTTAAGCGTTTTATTGACATTCGTGGTTATTGATTATGTATCAGGTGTAATTGCTGCCGCAGTAGACGGAAAATTGAACAGTCATAAAGGGTGGGCAGGTATCGCTAAAAAGGTATCTATCTTTTTTATTGTCGCTGTGGCCCATTTAGTGGACACTGCTTTAGGTGATTCGCACATATTTAGAGACGCAGCTATATTTTTCTATATTGCTAATGAGTTGTTAAGCATTGTTGAAAATATAGGTCGTATGGGTGTTCCAATTCCCGAAAAATTAACTAATGCGGTAGAAGTTTTAAAAGGTAAAGGAGAGGAAAAATAATGGTTAAAATTTTTATTGATCCGGGACACGGTGGTTTGGATTCTGGGGCTGTGGGAAATGGATTGAAAGAAAAGGATTTAACGTTAAAAATCTCGAAGAAAATTAAAGAAAAACTAGCAAACTATGAAAATGTACAAATAAAATTAAGTCGAGAAAGCGACCAAACGTTATCCCTACCACAACGCACGAATATGGCGAATGCGTGGGGAGCGAACTATTTAATCAGTGTGCATATTAATGCGGGGGGTGGAACTGGGTTTGAAAGCTATACTTACAATAAGTCCTATGCAGGAAAACAAGAAACAAATCGGAAACGATCAATCTTACATGCGGAAATCATGCGTCAACTTTCAGGTGTCAGGGACAGAGGAATGAAAGAAGCGAATCTGCATATGGTACGTGAATCAAGAATGGAATCCGTACTCACTGAAAATCTATTTATTGATAACATCAATGACGCGGCACTCCTTAGACAAGATAGCTTTTTAGATAAAATTGCAGAAGGCCACGCTAATGGTTTAGCAATTATTTTTGGACTAAAACAAAAAGCACAACCTCAACCACAACCGCAACCTGGTGATACCTACACAGTCCAACCGGGGGATACGCTTTGGGGTATTGCCCAAAAATATGGTATGACCGTCGCTGAGTTAAAAGCATTAAACGGATTAACTAGTGATGTGATTTACCCTGGTCAACAGCTAAAAGTAAGTGGATCGGCTACTTATCACACAGTTGTAAAGGGTGATACTTTGTGGGGATTGTCGCAAAAATACGGGACGACTGTAGATAGGATTAAGTCATTAAATGGGCTTAAGAGCGACACTATCTATCCGGGACAAAAATTACGTGTGAAATAAAAAAGAGGGGAGAAATCCCCTCTTTTTTATAAAATTAAATATTTAACAGATCCTCAACCAAATCTAAAATTTCGTTATCGCTCAATTGATTGTAAAGCAAAATAGAACCATCTACACTAATTCTTAAGGTTACACTTTGACTGGGTAAATCATAGCTAATAATTACAGCTTTCAACTTCCCTTGTCTTAACAATTGTGCATAATATTGAGTTGTATTTACTCTAGTTCCTCCCATACTAATAGAATTAACTGTTTCTATCTGTACGGTAAATTTTGCATTTCTAACATCTGAAGCAACTTCTATCATTTTTAATATATCAAATGTATGTTTTTCTAGCTGCTTATCAAACTGATCTTCAATAATACTTTTCACTTTATGTGAGTCATCTTTTTTGCAAAGCGTTACTAAATAACCAACACCATTTTCCCTTTTATTCCGTACTTTAAGATATGCTTGGTATGTTTCTTGCATAATGACTTGCCTAACAATTTCCCCTTTTACTCTCACGGTTTGATTATAAACTTCATCTCGTATAACCTGAAAGTTTTGGTATCCAGTAGGAGTAATATTATTCATAAGAATGTACGTTTCTAGTTTTTCATCATAGCCATTAATATGCTTTGTAACTTCGCTATGGTGAGTTGAAAGTTCTTCGTCTTCTATTGAGCTATTTACAAGGTCATAAATATTGATGCTACTAATCAT